TCAGGAAGAGGCTTCCGGAGAGACGGGCCATTCAATGGCGTTATATGAGGTTTTATCAGTGATGGTGCTGAAATCCATCGCCTGCAGCAATTTCGCGTAAATGCGCCAGACTGTCAGCTTTTCTTTTTCTTCATCACCGATGATTCCCAAAAGTAAATCCGTCTTCTTATCGGATATTTCCCGTTCAGCAATCGCAGTAAGACGTGCACGCTCCGACTCTGCCTGCTGCCTGTAATCAACAGGGACCGGTAGTACTTCACCGTCTTTATAATACCAGCGCGCCTCTATACAAAAACCATCCGGTAGTTCATCCACTTCCACAATGGTAAAACCAACGGGATAAAGACGGGATACATCTTCCGCCACGGAATAAATAACGCCGGTTTCAGGATGCGTGCACAGCTTGTATTTCTTCGTGAATTTATCCAGTGATTCATAAAAATCCTGCCCGTCTTCACTACGGAAATACTGAATGCCGTCACCATAAGGCATGTCTTCAGGGTAGTAACGCGTAATGTTTGAGAGTTCCATTATTTTCTCCTTAATTAACCTGATACAGATCGCCATGCACCATTAATATAAATCTGAGCCTGTTTGTAATACACGCCACCGATATTGTCTGCAGAGTTACGGCCAGTATCCTGAACATTAATGCCTGACAAAACACAACCAGAAGGTGCTCGAAACGTCCAGCTGTGCTCGTTCCCGCCCGGGTTGTAAAACACCTCACTGGTATACTGAAAATTCTGTACGCCACCTGTTTTGGTCTGGTAGCGGGCATCGAAGTTTCCGTAGTCTGACGGTATAACCTGACGCCCGCATCGCCAGTTTCCCGCATCATCCATATACGCCTGACCGTCCGTACCATTATCCGTACGGCTATTATTTATCATGTAAATGCCAAACTGCTTATTCCCAAGACCAGCCAGGAAATACTTTCTGTCTGCATGATCCTGACGCAGAAGCGCCTGAGCAGCATCAGTATTTATCCTGTTTTTCCCGAAAATAACGTTGTTGTCACGCATCTGAATCCACGTTCCGTTACTGCTGTTAATCGCTAAACGGCCTGCAAATACATCTTCTGTAACATCCAGACCGTGTCCCATAGTTATGCGACCGGTCCTGAGATTAAGCGTAAAGGGGCGTAGCGGCCCAATATCACCACTCTCGCCCTGATTTTCCCGGGTAGGAATGAGGTGCAGACACTCTTCCGAACGACGAAAAATCAGACCAAAGGCTTCGTTGAAAATCCTCAGTGCATTAACACCACTGATTTTCAGCTCCCCGGTCATGGTGTCTCCATCACGCTGAACGGCATTTTTTGCCTTATCCACCGTGGGTTTTAATCCGAGGTTTTCAACAGCCTCATCACTGTCTTCGACATCCGAAAGATTATTTTTTATCAGCAATGCCTCTTCGTTAATTGCACCGCCAACCAGTAATAATATGGCTTTATATAACTGGTCGTGTTCCTCTTTATTCAGTTTTATCCCGGCCTTCTCAATGACACCACAGATTTCCTCCTGAAGGGCATCCCACATGGCACTGTTCAGCCAGGTGGCATGACGCCCTGTACGAATATTCCCGTCAGTAAATCCGTTCTTGCCCGGGCCAAATTTATCTTTAACTGCTGTCGGAGTGTCAATTCTGTGCATATTAAACCTCCCGTGAATTAAATATCAGAATTATGTCCTTGCCTGATTAAACAATTCCGCTGTGAAAGTCAGTTCACCCTTTGTGAAAGGCGTTTCTCCGCCTGGCTGGGCCATAAAACTCTGTGAGACAGTCGTCCAGCTGTTTGTGTCGCTTTGTACGCCATTCTCTGTAATCGTTGCGCCTGCATGGCTGCCATTTTTCACTTTCCAGGCCAGGCGGTTATTGGGGGCATCAGCACCGCGGTAAGTGACCGAGGCCATAACGGCCACAACATCACTGTTGACGTTATCCACCGCACCAAACGTGGCCTGTGCGGCATTCAGGGACGGCGAGAGCATCAGATATCCGGCCTCGCTGTCAGAGGTGTTCAGCCCCGTGACAATATCTTTATTCAGTGAGTTTTTGGCGCTTCCACCGGTAAATGCCGTTACCGGGCTGTATCTGACCTCAATGCTTCCGAGCAGGGCGGGTTTCTGCACTATTATTTCTACCGTATGTCACTGTTCCACAGTACATATCACCCAGCATTAACGTGCCGGATGCACCCGATGAAAAAATATTGTTACCACCACCAATACTCACCTGAATTTTGTCAGTCCGGTCATCTGGTACATAAAACGATGTATTTCCAACTAATGAGCGGTTGCAGTACAGACTGGCTGAGACATAGCCGTTTTCGTTTCGCGTTGCGAAAATTTCATAGTAATAACTGGCTGCTTCATCAGGATACGGGGTTGTAAATGAATAGCCATTAATCCTGATGTGGGATGGCGAAGATGAATATTTCTTTCCCGCACTTAATGTCAGACGAAATCCCAGCTGTACAGCTGAGGCTTTTAAGTCCGGAAGTGTGCTGTACAGTGTGACATATGAGGGTGTCGTAAAAATCAGCCCCGTTCTTTCTACAGTATTTACGGCCTGAGTGCCACGACAGACGGATGTTACAGAACCGGACATATCATTGATAAGCGTGACACCGTTTTCGTTCAGTGCTGAAATAATATTTGTTGAATAATAGTTCTCGCACAATCCCTCATTCGCCGGAATTTGTCGAAAACTTTCGAGTTTAATAATATTCAAAGCGGCTCTCCTTTTATTTTATGTCATTCGGACGTGACCACAGCAAAATGCAGTCCCGGGTGATTAATCAATAACGGTTCACGGGTTCTGCTGGCTGTCTGCAACTGCATACTGTTAACCGGTACGGGGGAGCGGGTCCTGTATCCCGTCTGCAACTGTGCGCTGTTCATGGTCATGGGGTCCGTTGTCGGCAGACCTGAGTGCAATTGCGCCCTGCTGAGTACCAGTGGTTCTGCCATCGGACGGGCGGCATAAAAGTTAATCCGGTTAATTGTCAGCGGCTTACCTGTCAGTGCCGGAACAACCGCAAAATGAACACCTGTATGATTAATCGCTAATGGCTCAGTCGTCTTGTGTCCGGCCTGAAAGGAGAGGCTGTTTATAGTCAGGGCGGCTTGTTGCACTTCACCAGACTCATCCGGATATGCAAAAAGGACAACAGTATGCGACGGACATAATTTATTAATCACGCATTCCGCAACCGTATCACCCCACGTCCGGATCGGTGTGTTACAGGTGTCCGAACATGTCTGCCACTGAGCACCGGCATCCACCGGCAACGTCACACGCCAGAAATAACGCCAGCGATCACCCCATTCCGGATCGGGGCTTGCATCCAGGTGCTGGAACTGTTCGATCGTCACGCCGGTATATCCCAGCGCCTCAAGCTGCTCCAGGAAGAACTGCTCATTTATGCCACCAGCCACATTGGCTTTTGCTTCCAGCCGTTGCTGACGCTGGCGTAATGTCTGGGCTCCAACAGGAGAGCAGGTGTCAGGTAAACCATACAATTCTTCATAACGTTCAATCAGCTCTGTTGACTGACCAGGATCGATTTCAGCCATCAGTTCATCAGCCCGCTGATGAACACGTACAAGCGATGGTGCCAGACCATCAAGCACGCCGTCGGTATCGCTCCATGCAGGCCCCGGCGGCATCAGTCCGTACAGCAGCTTTTTATAATCATCCTGTAACGAATCCATTATTTACTCCTTGCCGGGTCATAAGCCTGCCAGGTGATCTCGCCGAGCACCGGAAGCTCGGTCTCCCCCAGGTCAATATCCGATGAAGGGACGATTAACCGGTGGGCCACTTCACCAGCAGACAAACTGATGGCCTCACTGATTCTGGACAGATACATACGCCCCTCTGGCACACCATCCCGTAACATCAGTGCATTCAGCTCTGCTTTTATTGCAGTCCTGATCTGCGGTGTGTCTTTCGATAATGCAATCGTCATCGGGATGACTTTTTCTGTGGCACCGAATACATACAATCCGCTTCCGGCAACCGGTGTCAGAGGAAGAATGTGCTCTCTGACTGCATTAATGACGCTTTCATCCGGAGCCGGATGTTCCGGATCGTTTGTCGCCACCATCACCCCTACCGTTCCTATTCCTCTCCAGTGACGGTATGTCCATGCGCGCGTAATACCAGGCACTTCTTTAGCCCAGACGACATAATCCCCGTCAGCCCCGCCCTGAGGCGTCCAGTAATACCGCTCAATGACGCGGGCGCGCCACGTTTCCAGATCTTCAGTATCGAATCCGCCGGTCAGGGTATCAGCCACACCAGACGACGGCAGACCATTCACCGGCGTGACCAGGATTAATGCCGTACCGTCGTCAGCATTACCGACCGCACCTGCAGTTGAGCAGGCGATCGGCACGCGCAGGACACCACTGGAGCTGGTTGCATCGGCAGTTGCTGTGTACTGAACCAGGTCATCGCGCTGAATAACACTCCCGGCGGTCACCTTCAGGTCATCGCTGACATCTTCCCAGCGCATATACCCGCTGGCAGCCGTGGCCCCCTTGCGCGGACACCGTTTCATCGCAGCATGTCGCGCCAGCCAGGATTCATCACACCGGTCAGGCAGTATGTTCATTGCCAGATAATCGATGTAACCGTAAACCGTATGCAGCGCCGCCGCATACACCTTTGCCCGCACGTCTTCATCCATGCGCCGGAGTGGGTCACTGACGTCCAGCCTGGCGAATAAATCGTTACGGAGCATACTGATATTTTCTGCCAGCGTCGGGCGCTGAAATTCACTGTCCGCCATGCGTTATCGCACTCCACAGATTATCAAAAGAAATCATTACCGGTCCGTCACGTCGCCAGAGAGTGATACTGTTACCCAGTTCATTAATCCCGGTGCGGCGGATATCCAGATCAATACGGGACACCACACCGTCATCAATCATCCATTGCAGGCATTCGCGGATATACCCCCTTACCGTCTGCACCAGCTGATTGGTCAGTTTGCTGCGCTGAAGCAGCCACAGTCGGGAGCCGTAACGGTCATTCTGTACCGCAGGCCAGGTATCCCCCCACCATCCCATCGGGACGTCGGCGTTGTCATCAGGCTCCGCCCGCCGCCAGGTGAACAGGGAAATCACCACGGCGCGGGTCAGCGGGTCCAGCGGTGCGCTGGCACTGGTGCGTTTGCCGTTCACCGTCAGCCACAGTTCCATCATGCCTCCATCGCTTTATCAGGTTTGTCGGTGTTACTGCCCTGACCGTTCTCTCTGTGACGATGCCCGTTATAGGCAAGCCGCATCGCTGACATGGTGGTGCCGCCGGAGTCGCACAGGTCTTTCACCTGTCCTGTCACTTCCAGGTCCATTTCAAAACGTGCTTCAGGTGCATTGCGAAACGTGATCGTTTTACCTGCACCGTCCACCACGATCCCCTCCCGGGTCAGCGTCACGGACTGCCCCTGATCGTCATAGACAGCCACCTCACCCGTCTTCAGCCCTTTCAGGCGGTAGCGCCGATCCGACACCGTAACAACCACCGCATGAGAACGGTCGCCATCCGGAAACAACACCACCGCTTCCGCACCGCTGTTTGCGCTTGCGGTAAAACCGTAGGGTTCAAGATGTTCAACCCCGGCTTTGGGTTCACCTGCAATCAGGGACACATCCACGGTCTGACATTTCGTGGCGGCACTGATGCTTTTCACCACGGCCCGACCAATCAGGCCGAGGAGTTGTCGCTGCATGACTTCAATCGTCCTCATCAGAACGGGTCCTCCTGTACTCTGGCTTTTTTCTTTTTCCGCGCGCCGGGAGCCTCGGGTTCAGGCAGATAAGCATCAGGCGGGCCGACACGGATTTCCGTCAGGGTGCCGTTCTGGTCCTGAGTAAACGTGACTTCCGAGACAAGCAGTTCGGTATTGTCGAAACCACAGACCGGATCAAAGACAATCACCCGCTGGTTGGGCTGCCACAGCGTACCGTTACCCTGTCGCCAGCCCTGCACCACATAGGTGGTTTCATCCGTCCGCGCCGCCCGTTGTCGGGCTTCAAAGTCAGCACGGGCAATACAACCTGCCCCCGTAGCCTGCCCTGTCTGCCTGATATACATCGGACGGTAACGGGCAATAAATGCGTCCTCTGTGCGGGCCCTCAGCGCGGTGGTGGTGGCCTCACCGAAATCATCGTCGTTTCCGGCACGCTGCCCCGCCACCTGGTAAACAGAAAACCGCTCCCGGATACTCTTCTCCGTATCGCAGGAAAGGATGTTTTCCCCGAGCACCAGCGCAGTATGCGCCCGCGTTGAGCCAATACCGCCAATCACCAGCCTGCCGTGCGGGTCGTCGTAAGCCAGTGCCTGCTGCTGACCGAGTATTTTGTTGATTACCTCAATCACCGTTTCACCATGATCGGGCTGGACGTCAGGAATAACACCCGACGGCGCACCGCTGTTCACCACCTCAATGCCGAAGGGCGCAGCAAGCGCCTGCGCAATCTGTACCAGCGATCGTCCGTTAAACTGTGTCGGTTCGGCTGCACAGTCAATCAGGTCAGCAGTCAGACTACGTCCGGCAATACCGGTGCTGACCGAACGGGCATCGTAACGAACGGGGGTCGCCTCCACCCAGCCGGTGATCACCAGTTCATCACCAATCAGCACCTCCACTTTTGAACCGTTTTTAATGCGCGGCTGAAGCGTGGTGATACCCTCCCCCCCCCGGCCACTGGCGGGTGATCTCCACACTGAAATCCCGTGTCAGCCGTTCAATACCGGCACCGATGCGCACCGATGTCCAGCCATTCCACTCCCGGCCATTTACCCGTAGCGTGACATTGTCGTTCATTGCACTGGCACCTTCAGAGGGATCACCGGCACAAAGCCGGGATGCGTAATGGCATTACGCCGGATAATGTCCTCGTCACGCGCCGCGTTATCAAACCAGGTCGCCGCCAGCACCAGCGCGGGTAAAACCTCATCCGGTGTGCGCTGAATGATCCGTGCAGACTGTTCAAGGCGCGTGTTGATATCCGCATTCAGATCTGCTTTCACCCGGCGCAGCGCCAGAAACAACGCATCACTGGTTGTACGGGACAACTCCTTATCAATTGCCGTATTCAGTGTGTCGCGAATGTCGGTCAGTTCTTCCCACGTTGGCAGGTCAACCGTGTTTTTCACCGCCGGTGCATTGTTCAGTGCCGGATGCGTGACGGAAGGCCAGCCAGTGCTCTGCGCAGGTGTTGTTGCCTGCCCCACTGTGGCATTCTGCATCACCGCGGAAGTTGTTGGCGCAGGCAATCGGGTGACGGCATACGCCGCTTCGCTGATTGCGGTCGTACGAAGGGTGCTGGCAACCACGTTACGCTGCTGCGTCGCCGTGGCGGTGGTTTTACTGTCCGTTTTCCAGATGCCGCGCGGTTGCAGATCGCTGCCGAGGCTGACACCGGAAAGCGTTTTGATCATGGTGACAAGGTCGCTGGCGTTACCATAAAGGCGTTTCCCGGTACGCCACATTTTCTGCACCTGCTCAACGAAATTTTTGCCTGACGATGGTGGCGGCAGAAGTACCGAGATATCCCCCTGCAACAGCCTGGCAGCATCCGATACGGCAGAATCCACCACTTTCATCGCATCAGAAACATACCCAAGCATTGTGCTGGCATTACCGACGACGTCGTTCTGTACAAAATCTGCCACGCCATCGACACTGAAACCACTGAAACTGTCACTGATGCAGTCATCCAGTGCAGAACAGGATGACATCAGCGTCTGCGCCGTCGCCGCACCTGATGTGGGGTAAGAGAGTTCTCCCGCTTCGACAAACTTCAGGTCAAAGCGGACAATACGCCCTTCACTCTTCGATGTGCTGACCCGAACCTCCCCGTCAACACAGACTTTCAGCTCACCGTATGTCGGATGGACAAGCGTGCCGGGACCGGGTTTATTCAGCGCGTCAATCAGGCGATCGCGCTGGTCAAAGCAGTCATCTCCCACCACATAAGCCGTGATGGACGGGCGGAAAGTGACTTTTCCCAGATCTTCGGTATAGGGTTTGTCGCGGTTCGGGTATTCGTGCGTTTCCACACGGCGACCGGTTCCCGCACTTTCTTCTTCAACCTTAAACGGTACGCCGCGAAATGACGCATCCTGAAGCCTGTCTTTCCACGTCATATAAACTCCGTACATAAAAAATCCCACCGGAGTGGGACTCATTAACAGATTAATTTTTCATTACCTGCAAAAGCGCGTATAACCAACATCATGGCTGACATCAAAACCGCTGGATCGCGTTTCCATAACCCGCATACCCGGAGGCGAGTTCACAAAAGAGACCTTGATCTCACCATCAACTTTTGGCGCAGAAGCTTTGTTAATCATGAAGGGATTCGGGCCTGTGGCACCGGAGGCGTTGTTTGACTGAGCCGGATCTACCGCCGGATAAGGTGTGTATCCCCGCGCCGGTATTCCCGTCCCATAAGCATCATAAGCACCCACGCCCCACTGCGCAGAGTTAATGGCATCGACCGTGTCACCGGAACTGTCGGTAAACCACTCAATAATGGGCTTCAGCTTGTCCCACATATCCTGAAACCACTTAACAACCGGTCCCCAGTTATTGATCACCATTCCCAGCGGCGACCAGGCAAAAACTTTCTTCAGAAGTTCCCAGCCAGCCTCAAAATAAGGACCAATGGTTTCCCAGAGCTTCTTAAAATAAGGTCCGACAACATCCCAGTTAGTGATAATTAATCCCGCAGCCAGAGCAATCGCCGTCGCAATCATGCCAATCGGCGTCATCGACATGATCCTGCTGACGATACTGATGGCACTGCCCACGCCCATCAATCCCAGTTTCAGAATCGCAAGACCGGCAGCAAGCCCGACGACGCCGCGAATAACCCGGGGATTTTGATCCGCAAACTTCGTGAATTTTTCCCCCAACTCCCCCAGCCATTGCGTGATATTTTTGGCGTCACCAGAAAATGCGCCGCCAATAGCCGCAAGGCCGTTAGTTGCGGTCCCTGTCATTGCCTCCCACAGGTTGGACAGCGTACCAAGCTGTGCCTGAACACGTTTATTCAGGCTGGCCTGTTTATTCATCTTCTGCTGGATCTGATCGTAACCATCCTTTCCTTTATCGATCAGGGCATTGACCACCTGAAGGGTTTCGGCATCATCACCAAATATTGCCTTAAGTACACCTGTTCGCTTAACGTCGGTCAGTTTTCGCAGCTTTGCCAGTTGCCTGAACATGTTATCAAGACCGCCAAAACTCCCTTTGCCGTCAGTAAAATCGAGCTGCACTCCGAGTTTCTGGCGGGCCATGACTTTATTGACGTCCCTGATTTTCTTAACGCTTAATCCGGACTGGATAACTTTTCGCAGGGCGTTACCTGCCGACTCCCCGTTCATCCCCATCTGATCCATCATGACGCTGATGGGGGCAAGGCTCTGTGCAGCCTGAAGACCGTCCTTGTTCACCATCTTCAGAACAGAGCTGGTTTTAGTGAAGAAGGACAACATGTTGGTATCGTCAACGCCCAGATAAAACGCCTTCTGGATAGTGTCGAACAGCCCCATCATGTCTTCTGACGCCGTTCCGGTAGCATCCTGCATCTTTGCGGCAAACTCGGCAGCCGCTTCCGGTGTTTTTTTCAGTTGTACCGCAAGATAAGCTGTCGCTTTACCCACACCGCCAAGAATGTTTTCTGCCGGGATCCCCTGACGCACCAGCATCTGCATCATGTTCTGGAAATCAGCCGTTGTACCGGGTAGCTGGTTACCCAGGCCAATAGCCAGTTTATTGATGTCCTGAAAGCGCTTTCCAATCTCGCCGTTCGCATCCATCATGGCGACTTTCAGCCCGGTGGCGGCGTTTTCCTGATCGGCATAAGATTTCAGGGAAAGCGTCAGACCCGCTGCCAGTCCGCCACCAAGCGCCAGCCCACCCTGTGACGCTTCTTCCGCCTGGCGTTTAAATCCCCGGATTTTCTTTTGCATTTTCGACAGCGCGGGAGAAAGCCTGTCGACACCGGTGATCAACGCCTTAAGCTCAAATTCAGCCATGTGTGCGTTTCTCCTGCTCTATCCTGTTTGCCTGACTGACCAGCAAGGGAATTTCACTGATCGACATATTCAGCAATTCGAAGGGATTAATGCGCCAGTAGCTGGCGCAGTCAAAGAAGCGATCAGTGAGGTATTCAGCCGTCAGGCCTGGAGGAAAAAACCAGCCACAAGCCACGCCGCTGCATTCAGGTCTGCCGGAGACATCTGGTCGACAGAGCTTTGCGGCACTTTCGCCAGCCGCACAATGTATTTCGACACCACATGCGCCAGAAGTCTGACGGACTCATCCTGATTCATCTGGTAGGGATACCCCAGCTCGCGGACATCCTTCCCGGTGGGCTCATCAAACTCCAGTACGGAGAGTGTCTCGCCATGAGCAGTAATCGGTTTCTTTAACTCAAGCTCTTTCATTACTGGTAATCCCCTTCTTCACCGTGGAACTCAAGATCAACCGTGCCTTCTTCGGCATTATGGTTCGCTTCGCCGTGCAGCCAGGCAGACGACAGTACATAGACCTGACCGTTCGCCAACTCGGCAGTGATGGTCATCTCATCAGACGAGGTGATTTTGCTCACCGGAAAATTCTTCGGCACCTTGAAGGTCCCTTTGACATAAGGCGCACGGTGAGTTTCCTTGCGGTCCACTGAACCGTCCAGGCCGATGATGTCATCATTGACCGTCCTGTTCATGGGCACCTCAATGCCGCCGGTCAGCGATAGCTGCTGACCGTCAATTTTGAAATAACAGGTTCCCCCGATACGGGCCATTATGCAGACTCCTCTGAATACTGAAGACGGAACTGGTTAACCACGGCAAAGACACGCAACTGGTTAACATAGTCAGGCGGGAACAGCGTGTTCAGGCGGTTCGGATCGCTGGCATCACGCTCCACAACCAGGTACTGCTTAAACAGTTCGTAGTTTTCCACGATCCCCGCACGCTCGAGCTGACGGTAGGTTGCCAGCAGTTCCCCTTTGATCACCGCCGGGGTGACAATCGCCTGACCGGGACCAAAGCGGGTACCGTCACTGGCAAGCTTGTGACGCCCGTACTTACTGGTAATGACGGATTTCAGTTTGCGCAGTACATACGCGCTGGTATGCAGCGTCTCGCTGTCGAGGTAGCTGTTATCCGCAACCCCGTAAGCGTTTTTCCTGTACGTGGTGACATCACGCTGAATGCGCAGCACCCCGCTTTCGACATACGCCGTTGCCACGCCATGAGACAGCAGGGTCTGCTGCTCGGTCATCGTGAACCGTTTCCCCTTCGGCGCAGGCAGCATACCCACCAGCTCACCGGTCTGCGTGGGACGTGCCGGATCGTTGCGGATAAACACTGCCGCGCGGGCGGTACGGCTGGCTGCCAGCTCGTCGGCAGGCGTCTGGGTTTCTTTTTCGTACCCCGCCAGGGTGATGTGCTGCTGGTTAAACTGGTCACCTGCGTTCACCAGTTCTGACAGTGTGCCGGTCTTTGCCGTATACACATGACCATACAGCTGACGCGCATAGCTCCAGCGACCGCTGGTATCGTTCATCTCGGTCACCAGCGTGTTAACGGAGGCCGTGTCGTTGAACGGCAGACCGATATAATCAAACGGCTCATCCGCCATTGCAGCCACCGCGCCGGTGAGAACCGGAGCGCCCGTTCCGGCGGTCCCCGTCGCCACGGCAATCTGTACGCCCGCTGGCAGCACTTCGCCCCCACCGAAGCCGTAGTAATTGAGGCTGACAGGAATTTCATTCCCGCAAAGCCCCTTATGACGCGCGGTCAGCGTGACAACACCAGCCGAAGATGAAGCTGTAAACGGCAGAGTCGGAACGGCATTGATGGCATCCTGGATACTGCTGGCAATCATCGTGACGTTATCGCCATTGGTCACCGGTGCCTGCACGCGGGTACGTCCCACATACACATTCACCGTGCCGGTTTCGGTTGCCGCCCCGGTCACCGTCAGCGTAACCGTTGCCGCCGCGCCCGTGGATTCAGGAACGGCAATCACATACAGCTCACCAAACGGGTCGGTCTGGCGATAAGCCTCGACCATACGCGCCAGCTGACTTCCCACACCACAAATCTGGCGTGCATAGTCTGCCGACGGCATCAGCACCAGACTGTTGGCAACAATCTCTGCACCGTTATTGGCATGACCAATCAGCAGCGATGCTCCGCTGTCCTGTGCAGTATTCGCCGCCTGGTTATCCATTTCCGCATAAAACAACGGAACCAGCGTATTCGACGGAATGGTGTTAAAGCTTATCGTCATCGGTATTCACCTTTTTATTCACGCGCCGGATATCACCCGCTGCTTCACGGCGCAGCCAGTAGTTGTTCTCATCAACATTTCGCCCTTCGGCGGGCAAAAGGTCGCCGCGGGCAGGATCAGGAACTGACCGCCCTTTAACAGGTTTGACAAACATGAGGATCCTCAGGAAGGAAGGGTTATTTCGGTGTGATGTTCGATATCGCCGTCAGGTCCGTTACCGGGCTCGAGATAATCAACATCAATCGCCAGCGTTTGCAGTTCATCCAGACTGTTCAGGTCATCCTGCTGGCGGGTATCGTCTTCGGTCAGCTCACTGATGACCGAAAAATCGAACTGATAAATCAGCTCATGACGATTCAGATCCAGCAGCGTGCCGCCGTCATAGGTAATCGGGTTACCGCACGCTTCCGGGTTCCAGCCCAGCAGGGCCTTAAAGAGCATCTGCCGGACATCGTCCACCACATCATACGAGGCAAACTGACCGCGCTCATCACGCCCGTTACTCAGTATGACAACCACGGAGAAGCCCTCTTTCAGCTCCTGCCAGTAGTCGGTCTGGCTTTTGTTTTCTCCCGGAGAGTCATCCCCCGGTACCACATACGCCGCCGGGAGTCTCAGCTTTCCGACCTCCGGCAGATTTTTGAACTGGGCCGCGCCTGCCACCCGGTTTTCAAAATACGGGCAGCGGGCACGCAGCGCAGCAATAACAGGCGTCAGTTTCATCTGCGTCGTCGCTCCGGCTTCAGTGATTTACGTAATTCCCGCGCCAGAAAATAGCGTGTCCAGCTGCGGTTCTTTTCAAGCGTTTCCACCATAAAGTTATTACGTGGAGCCAGCCGCCAGCCGCTGCCACCAGATGCACCACGATGATGACTACGACGACGTTTTGCTCCTCCCCGGACACCAAAAAACAGAAACGCCGGATAGAAGTCACCAGAGATCATCCGGTTCCCCTTCCCGTTGCGCTGGTTAGGGGCAATGCGTGTCATAAAACCGGCTCGCTTTTTACTGGCTCTGGGTACCATGTAACCAATCGAACGAGCCAGGCGTCCGGTCTGATAACCGGGGTTTTCACCCGGTGCCGACCGCGCACGGCGCATCACCAGCCGTCGGGCATCACGCATATGACGCTGACCAATCGTGACAAACGCCCGCCGGACACGGGCGCGGTTAAAGCGCATCTCCGCGGGCTGCTGAACATCAACGTGCAAAAAGGAAGTCGCCATTGTTGCCTCCGTGACTCTGCGTAAATTCGCCCAGCTCCGTACACTCCAGCAGCAGAAAGCGCCGCGCTCCGTTCAGATCGCGCTGACGTTTCACCCGGTACACACTGTCACCGCAGACCACCTCATAATCAGCGGTGATCCCCCGGCGGTAACGAATGGTGATGTAATGGGTGATGGCGTCCCCGGTCTGCGCGGTTTCCTGCCAGGTGGTGGCACTGGTCTGGATAACCTTCGCCCATGTCCGGAACGTAACCGGGTATTGAGGCTCCACGCCAAAGTTATCCGCGGGCATATCCACCCGCTGGCGGATCAGGACGCGTTTATTCAGTTCACCGGGGTCCGGCAGAATGTAGGTTGCGCTGGTCTGCGCCTGACGAATTTTCATTGCGGGAAATACCTGTACGGGCCGACAAGCCAGTTAAAGCTCATTGGCAACTCCATTTTCTCAACGTCTGTAACCGACGAGCGATTTTCGTAAAAATGGCTGATAAGCATCAGCATCCCCAGACGAATATCATCCGGCAGGTGCAGCCCGTCCGGATCGCTGTCCGGAATGGTTTCATCCGGAGCATAGAGCTTCCGGTTCAGATACGTTTCCGTCCGCTTTTGCGCCGCACAGGCCAGCAGTTGCAGATGGCGGTTATCAGCATCGAAATCCTCATCCAGCCGGAGTTGGGCTTTAATCTCTTCCATTGTCAGAAGCATACTCAGCCCTCTTTACTGGCCGTGGCTTTTTTCTCTTTTGCCGCTTTACTGCTTTTTGCACTGGTTCCGCGCTCTGCTAACCCGGCCTGAAGTGCAATCTCCTGCACCCGGGCAGGAAGCGCCCCGTCGTCATACTCACCGGCCCGAATGACCTCAACACGCATACCGTCCGGTGACCATTTCAGATCTTGTTTCAGGATCATGATTCTTCACCCGTCAGAACAGGGGGCGCGGTTCCGCGCCCCTGAATGATTACGCCGCTGCAATCTTCAGCAGTTTGATGGCCTGCGAATCGACCAGCATCCCGCCGGTGCGCTTGGTGGTATAAAAACCGACAAACGGTTTATTGGTGTACGGGTCACGCAGAATGCGGGTGCCGATACGGTCAACGATGGTGTAACCCCGTTTGAAGTTACCAAATGCAATGGCTTTCGCATCAGCGGCGATATCCGGCATCTGTTCGTTTTCAGCGATACCGTAACCCGCCAGAGAGGACGGCTGCCCCAGCTCCAGCCCCGGACGCCACAGATAGTTACCCTCGCTGTCTTTCAGCAGACGGATGGCAAACAGGCTGTTGTTGTTCATCATGAACTTCGCGCCGGTGCGGTGTGCCTTACGCAGCGTGTAAATCAGTTTGATAATGGCGTCTGCGGTCACCGTCGTCGCTTCACCGGATACAATATGTTGAAGTTTACCGAACGCACGAACCTTATCGGTTTCATCCGTGGATTCATACGCCAGGAACCCTTTTGGCTTCTTGGTGCCATCGCCGGTGGTAAAGGCAATTTCTTCCTGTTCGGCAAATTCGGTTGCCAGCTCGCTGTTGATCCAGGCTTCCACGTTGAAAAAGGCATCATCCAGCATTTTCTGGGTAGCCTGCGGGTTACCGTAGATTTCCCCCATGAAAGGTTCAATCAGGCCCAGTTTTGAGGTGGCAGTCTGGGAGCGCGCGTCAGTCTCGCCAACCCATCCGGAAGCCGTGCCGCCCAGATTCACCAGTTTTTTGTAGTCGGAACCACCAACGGTGATCACCGTGGCTTCCTGGCGCATCACCACTTCATCTTTCAGCAGGGTGAGAATGTTGCGATCCAGTGCTTCCGGCACGGCATAGCCGCCGTCTTCATCGGTGCCCACCTGCAATGCCTTGCGCTCCAGATCGCGCAGACCGTCTTCACGGCCTTTACGCAGAAAGCCCACAAACGCCTCTTTGTGCTCGGTGGCCAGTTTATTTTGCACACCACCTGCCGGACGTTTCAGCTCAAGCAGCTCTTTTTCAAGGTCGCTTTTGAGGTTTTCCAGCTCGCTGAGTTTTCCGTTCAGGGTTTCCACCTGCCCGGCAAGTTTGCCTTTTTCCTGCTCAATCGCCTCAACGCGCTTGTCGTTCTTTGCTTTGAAGTCGTCAAACTTCTGCTGCAGCTCCTGCGCGACCTGTTCGACATCTTTAATATCAACCGCCATCGTATTTCTCCTGATTAGAAGTTCAGATTTTTCAGTGCATTCAATGCAGAGCCCACATCCTCAGCGTCGCGCAGGGACAGTGCGCCATAGCCCCCGGCCATGAATGCTTTGGCCTGGGTACGGGAGAGTCCGACATCACGCAGGACTCTTTCGATTTTTTTCTGTTCGGGGATTTCCCCGCGGGCCAGTGCGTTCTTGACGTCGCTGATCCGCGCCTCGTCGTTAGACGGGAACGTCACCAGGCTGACTTCCCAGAGGTCGATTTCTTTCAGCAGAAAGGCTTCTTTGCTCCGGTCGTATTCCCAGTCTTTCAGGGCGTACCCAATAGAAAGGCCGGTTAACGAACCGGCCTTCATGTGTGCATGTGCGCGTTTTGCGAGGGGATCATCATCAATAAGCAACCGTCCCCTGACGTAAAGCCCGACATCGTCTTCCTTCATTTCGGTGTAAACACCGATGGGTTCATCCATGCGGTGCTGCCAGAGCAGCGCAGGTAACGCTTTTCTGTCACTCCACGCCCGCAGGGAAGCAGCAAATGCCCCGGACATCACCACATCATCGTGGCTGTCCTTTACACCAAAGACGGAGCCATACCCTTCAAACTCACCGGAGTCACTGACAGATTTCAGACTCAGCGGTACATCAAGACGTTGTTTCGTCTGCATTGGCGTTATCCTTCTGCTTACCGGCTTTACTGCCATCGGAGGGTTTCGTGGTCATGTTCATCGGTGTGAGATAGACATCACCACCGGGACGCGGATTCATATCTTCCAGGTCACGGCAGTCATTGGGAGAGTAAATTCCCCAGTTGATCCCGGTGGCGTAGGCTTCAAAACGGGACTTCATATCTCCGCGCAGTAACGCCCCGGCGTTAAATTTGGCGTAATAAACGCCCTGCTTACTTTTTCGTACCAGTCCGGTGTTGATCCGCTGTTCGATGCGGGTCAGATACGGCACCAGTGAATAATTGATAAATCCCAGCCCCAGCTCTTCGATATTGTTGAAGGTGGCGCGATCGGTGTTCTGCACCATGTGCAACGGCACCCGGAACAGACGACAGATTTCTTCAAGCTGAAACTTGCGGGTTTCCAGGAACTGGCTGTCCTCGGCGTTCAGCGCCATCGACTTCCAGTCCAGCCCCATCTCAAGGATCATCGGGCGGTGAGCATTGCCAAGCCCGGTGTGACGCTCCTCAAAATCTTTCTTCAGGCGCTCGTAAGCCTGATCTGACAGCGTTTGCTCTGTACGCAACACACCCGACGTCACCGCACCATTGCTGAACAGTCTGGCCCCGTGCTCTTCGGTCGCTGCCGCCAGCGATATTGCCTCGCGGGCATAGGCGACGGGATTCAGCCCCACCAGTCCGTCCAGCGTCAGCGTGCGCACATGCCAGATATCCTCCTGGGTCAGCACATCCGTGGAGCCGTCCGGGAATGTGACCTGATAGACCGGCTCCCAGCTACTGTTAAGCTTCGGTACCACACAACCGGGATCGACGGGCAGCAGTTCAGCCACTTCGCCAAATGCTTTCACTTTGTAGGCGTAAAAGTTTCCCCGCAGACACAGACAGGTGACCACCAGCTCCCAGAACTCCTGCGGCGTCATATAGCCATTAGGATGCGTGGAGATCAGCTTATGCAGACGTTCGCCGGTGGCTCTCTGTTTCAGGCTGCCGTTCAGGTGATACAGATTGCAGGGCAACATCCCGACCGACTCTGCCAGCACCCTGACGCAGGAAAAAACCGCCGTCAGTCGCATGGCCCGCTGGCTGCTGATCTGCTTTCCGGTATAGGTGTCGTAGGACAGCCCGATAGCATCTGCCAGCTCTGCTGGCGTGGTCACCGGTGCGTTACTTTTTCTTTGAAATAATCCCGAAAAGAACACTATTTACCTCCGCCGACAGACGACTGTGTACGGTCGAGATATCGCGCCACCAGCCACGACCAGAACAGGCACAACGCCCCGGCAACAACAAACCCCGCCGGGGGATAAATCAGCCAGGCACCATACGCCAGCAAAATCGCACCCAGCACGCCCACCAGAGGCGCGAGAATCAGCATGATCATAATTACCTCAGTTACAGCGAGCGGATCCCGTAGGACTCAATGTGATCAGACAGCGTGTCTTCTTTCTCAAATAGCATGCAACGACCAATCGCCATAATCAGCGCCACAGCACCATCGATTTTGTTTTCGTTACCTTGTTTGATCGGACGAACAACATCATCGTCGCCGGGAATGTGCTTTCCAATCACGTTGCTGACACACCATGTCATCACAGGATTACCATCATGATGAAAACGCCCGGCCTCGATAGCCGCCTCAAGTTCCTTCATGGGATCCGACATATTGGTGTAGTTCTGAATGATGGTAATAGGGTTTAAGTTTTCATCAGCAAGGTGGTGAGAAAGGTTTGTGGCTCCGTGGGGATCTATAGGTGACTCCTCCACTGCGTTTAAGCGATTTGCTTCTTTCGCAGACTCAAGGATCTCCCGGTAATCAATTTCCGCACCATCGGTAACGGTAATAAATCCCCCTTCAACCCACTTCTGATAACGTTCTGCTGTGCGACTGTCTGTCACATCAGCGCTATAGATTGTGTCGTAGGGAACAAAAAACTTGGGTGCGACACAATAATAATGCGTTTTACCGTCAATCTCTCGGGTAAAAAGCCGTACCATTGCGTTCAAATCCAGCTTTCGCGCAAGGTCAAACGCCAGAATGCAGGTATGCCCCTCAAAACGCTCCAGCGTCAGACTCCTGTCCTCACATTTCTGCCAGTTTACAAGATTGAAGAAGGCGTCTTTTGCTGCCACCCAGATATTCAGATGTTTCGTTTTGAACACGCCCACTTTTCGTGGGTTGTTAATTGCCGCGCGCTGTTGAGATAACAGGTAATCACTGTAGACAGAAATCCCCATATTGGGGTTCGCTTTACGCAATACCGCCGGATCTGTCCAGTCATCCCCGTCGTCAATGGTATAAATAATCCCGAACAGTTCATCATTGGGCACAATCCCTTCAAGCATTTCGATCACTTCACGCCGTTTGTCGTAGCATGGCCCTTCAATGTTATAGCCCGCAGTGGTGATACCAAAAATCAGCGGCTGACGACGTGCCCCCATCCCGGTTTGCATCGTCTGGTAAAGTGCATCGGTCTGATGCTCGTGATATTCATCAATGAGAGCGCAACTCGGCGACGCGCCGTCTCCGGGATCTCCAATCAACGGTTCAAAACGGGCACCGTCCTCCGGACGGCTCATGCTTTGAGCATGTACTTCAATACCAAATGCTTCACGCAATGGCTCCGTGCGTTGCGCCATCAGTCTGGCTGGACGAAAAACTTCCCACGCCTGTTTCTCTGTTGTGGCCCCGGAATACACTTCAGCGCCAAATTCATCATCGCAGGCAAACATATACAGACCAACGCCAGCAGACATTGCTGATTTCCCGTTTTTACGGGGTATTTCGTTGTAAGCCTCGCGAAATCGACGCAGACCGCTCTTTTTTCTCACCCACCCAAACACAACACAGATACAGAACAACTGCCAGGGTTCAAGCGTAATGGGCATCCGCTTAAATGCCCACTCCCCTTTGGTGTGTGGCAAAAGCTGGATAAATTTCGCCACCCGCTCAGCTTTATCTTTATCAAATTTAAACGGATAGTTTTTTTTAACTGAATTTTCCAGGTCATCAAGGTGACGCTGGCAGGCCAGAACGACATAACGGCAAACCTGAATTTTTCCGCGAACCACATCACGTGCATACTGATTTGCGGCATTAACGTTCACGTAATTTTTTCGTGTCATAGGTTTTTAAATGGATTATCGCTCCCCTGCTTCGGCGTGATAAGCCGCTGCCGACTGGCAGGATCGAGTCCTAATAAACTACCGAATGTCACCATTTGTCTGGCGGCCTCATTTGCCGCCGTGAGTGCCGGGTTTTTCTTTGGCCCCGCCTCACTCTCTACCGTAATCCCAACGCGCATAACCTCCTGCTGCGACTCATGCCAGTTGCGAAAAGCAGTGCAGAATGCAACGACGTTGTGCAAATCAGTAACATAAAGAACTCGCTGGGCACAGAGCTCACGAATAATGGTGTCCCACATATGACGAGCGGTTTCATCAAACCACTCGGGAGGCTCAGCATGGGTGATCGGCGTGAATTTTGGTTCAAACTTATTTAATGCCCGCTTGCCGGGATTGCCTGCCAGTTCCTTACGGGTAGTCGGCTTCGGCTTTCTCCCTCTTCCGGGCGCAACAGATTTTTCTGACATGTCAAATCCTGAAATTTTTAATTTCGCGGGTGTAAAAATTTGACGAGGCGGGCGGTCCCGGACAGCCAGGGCTGCAGGGATTTGCCCCGCCCCTCCCTACAAGTGAGAATAATTATCACCTGATTCGTTCGCGCGCTGTTTTCGCTTTATGGCAGGGCCAGCACAGACTCTGCAGGTTGCTGTCTGCGTCTGTTCCGCCATGCGCTTTCGGGATGATGTGGTCGACGGTTTTCGCCTCGCTCACCACACCGGCACGCAGACACAACTGACACAGACCTTTATCGCGCTTCAGAATACGGGCACGAATCACCGTCCATTTTGAGCCATAGCCACGCTGGTGGCGGCTCAGTCCGCGCTGGTGCTGCACCCAGCCTTCACCGCGATGCTTATCGCAGTAACCCGAACTGTCTGTTGTTGTGCCTGCACATCCACGCTTACGACAGGCGCGGGGTATTCGTGATGGCATTGGAATCTCCTTAATACCGACATTATCGCAGCCCCTCACTGAAGGGCTGCTGTAATGCCTGTTACTCACGAATCAATCGAGCATGTTGACCGCTCATTTCAGTGCGTAAGTATTGTGGCTTGCCGTCAATCAACGCGGTGATTAACTTATCACCTGTAGGTTTCCACATAATTTTCTCCTGTTTTAATGCCCCTTGCCGCCGGGCAGTTGATCAAAGTTCATCTTGATTCGGCAAGATTTAGAATGAATAAGATAAAATTGGCACACGCAGCAGAATTTCATGCTTTCCGGACGCTGACGCACCCTTCATTTTTCAGCAAAATATTCTGCTCTTACAGGCGATCAGTTCTGCAGACACTGCCGAACACCGTCGACAATTTCACAGACCTGAGACGCGGTATCGAAAAGCTGGCGCGCCTTATCCAGGCTGACGCACCCCACCAATAAAAAAGGCACCAGTATCGCTACCAGTGCCCGTTTCACCGCCGTTCGCGGCATTCTGTGTGTCCAGTGTTTTCGCGCCATATCACCACCAACGCACAGCCCAAATCAGAACAGCGACCGCCACAAGGCGAATTGCAAAGGCCGCAGCCCTTGTCAAATCAAGGCTCGCGGGAGTTTCCATTTCAATACCTTTCATAATGGACAACCTCAAAAAGAATCTTTTATACTTTCCCACGAGGATTTTCTCCGTACTCACTAATCACAATTTCCCCTTTGACGTGAAAACTAAAAACCCCGGACTGTTCCCCCAGCCGGGGTTTTGTTTTACTTATCGCTTCAGCTGAAAGTGAGGTCCGTCTTTCAGCGTTTTCCAGTCCCCGCCCCATTCGATAGCGATCCCCAGCTCTGCGGCAGCCTGCTTAAATGCCTGTGCGATTTTCTCGTACAGAGGCCACTCCCATGACACCTGACTGCCAATGTAGGCCACAACATCCACCGCATCACCGGTCAGGTGGCGGCTGTTCATGGTCTGGCTTTTCCCTTCCGCAACCAGCTGTTTCTGGCGATACTTACTGCGCAGGCCTTCCGTAATACCGAAATCAACCTCCGTCAGCTCCAGCGCACGGCGAACTACAGCAACCAGCTGTGGTTTGACACCCTCCAGATTTTTTTCACTGCGACGGCTGAATCTGAATTTACCCGGCATATTCACCTCAACAATGGAAAGATTTTTGTGACGTTCCCGCGTGCGCGTATCACCAGCACGCAGAACAGCAGATTAAAAAACACTTCCAGCCAGCCCGTTGCTAACGGGCGACCACACAGATAGCTGAGGGGCGCAAAGGCATACAGCAGCATCAGCAGCCAGGCCAGCCATGACACCAGCGGTTTATGTCTGGAATCACGGCGACGATAAAAAAAGAGCATCAGCACGATAACCGTGCATAACGCCACATTCAGCAATCCGGGAAGGTTACTTAACATTGCCGCCTCCTCCACCCCGCAGGCGGGAGAACACACCGGACACCAGCGATGCAATATCCTGCTGGTGGATGAACGAGAGAATCTTCACCGACACCACCGAGACCAGCACCGCGCAAAGCGCATCTGCTGATGTACCGTCATACCCTGTTTTTGATGCAATCCAGGCTGACAGCACACGCGCTCCCAGCACGCCGACAATAAACGACACCAGAAAATGTGCCACCACGCGCCAGACTGAAAGTGACTGCGGCATCGTTGCCACAAATAACGCCCCGGCGAACGCGCCAAACACAATCCCGAAATCCATCCCGGTAAACAGCCCGAATACCGTCGCGCCACCCAGCGCAGCAGCCGTGCCGGAACCGGATAAGGGTTCAGACATACTTCCTCCTGAAAATAAAAAAGGGCCACCAGCGACCCGTAAAAAAACACCCCGTCAAAGGCATCCGCAGATGCCTTTTGTGTGATGTTATTCAGATTTACGCAGTAAAGGCCGGAGCACGACCAGCGCCATCGCCACCAGCACACCATCTGTCAGCACCGACATCAGTCGTCCGGTGAAATCAACCACCACTACCAGAAACAACAGGATGACAGCCAGCACAAGGCGCGCACTTTTCACAGGTACTGCTCCAGCGGCAACTGCAGCGCCTGCGCAATTTTCTTCAGTTGCGCTTCTTCTTCCTGACCGATACCGTCCTGGTCAGCGATATCCAGACACAGGCACAGCACATTAACTGCATCATCAGTACCGGCAACATCAGCCAGCTGACGAAGAGCTTCGGCATTGGCAGAACGCGGCGACGCTTCATAACGGGCGCGGATATTTGCACTCATTTGTGCAATCTCACCGGAGAACGGCGCAAAGACAGGAAGTGCTGCAATGGTTTTTTCCAGTACCGCGATTTCTTTCGCGTCACAGGTGCCGTCAGCGTATGCAATGGAGTACGCGCCCCAGACGGTCGCCTCCACTGCGTCACGGTTCTCCATCTTCTTCACTTCGGTAATGGCCTTGCGGGTTTTCTTTTTGAAAATACCAAACATCGTGACTTTTCCTTTTAGTGGGTGAGCCTGCGCCCGGGGGTGACCAGCCCACAGAGAAAGTCACACTGACCATCCCGTAAGCTCATCCCTGAAAGGCTCTGTGGTTTTTTGATGTGCGCCGGGCGTGGCGCGGATATGAAAAAGGCCCGCCGAAGCGAGCCTGGAAAAATAAGCGTGGCGCGTTGTACTGGATTCGAACCAGTGACCGATTGCTTAGAAGGCAATTGCTCTGTCCGGCTGAGCTAACAACGCAGGGTACAGATAATGGACCGCCATCGAGGACTCGAACCCCGCGCAACCAGCTTCGAAGGCTGGCGCTCTATCCTGATGAGCTAATGGCGGTATGTGATGGTGGCCCTTGCTGGATTTGAACCAGCGACCTGGCGATTATGAGTCGCTCGCTCTCACCACTGAGCTAAAGGGCCGGGAGCAGAATAATAATGGTGCGTAATTAATTCTGCAATCTCATCCGTTTCAAACGATTAAATCCTGAACTTCCCTGACTGTCTGTTCAAAACGTCCTGTCTCCAGCTCAACACCAATCGCACAACGCCCCAGTGCCATCGCCGCTTTTACCGTTGAACCTGAACCCATAAAAAAATCTGCAACCAGGTCTCCCGGACGACTGCTCGCGTTGATTATCTGCTGCAGCATTTCTGCCGGTTTTTCGCACGGATGTTTCCCTGGATAGTACTGCACCGGTTTATGCGTCCAGACATCGGTGTACGGAACCTGCGCCGTCACACCGAAATACCGCCGCAAATTTTTATATTCACTCAGCAGTTCCGTATACTGCCGGTTCAGCTCACTGTATGTGCTGACCAGCTGGTGGTGTGGCTTTTCCAGTTCCCCGCGCTGATGTTTTTCTGCCGCAACACGCGCAAACAACGCCTGCAATTTGTTGTAATCACCCTCGTTCGGTAACTGCCACTGACTGGTACCAAACCAGTGCGAAGCCATGTTTTTCTTTCCGGTGGCTTCCGCTATCTGTTTTGACGTTATTCCCAGTGATTTACGCGCATCACGAAAGTAAGAAATCAGCGGGGCCATGACGTGCTGTTTTAGCTCGCGCCCCTGTGCCACATAGCCATCATCTTTCGGGCGATACGGTCCCTGATAATGTTCTGCAAACAGAATGCGCTCTGTTGCCGGAAAATACGCCCGCAGACTTTCCTTATTGCACCCGTTCCAGCGTCCGGACGGCTTCGCCCAGATAATGTGGTTCAGCACATTAAAGCGCTCACGCATCATGATTTCGGTGTCAGATGCCAGGCGATGACCACAGAACAGGTAAAGACTTCCGGTAGGCTTCAGTACCCGCCAGAACTGCGCCAGACACTGGTCCAGCCATTTCAGGTAATCATCGTCGCCCTCCCACTGGTTATCCCAGCCCTCGGGCTTCACTTTAAAGTATGGCGGGTCTGTGACTATCAGATCGACAGAATTTTCCGGTAAGGTCTGGATAAATTCCAGGCAATCAGCGTTGATTAACTCACAACTGGATATTTTTACAGTATTGGCCATAGATCAATAAGCACTTCTCTGATAGGCTCATACCGCTTTTGCGCAAAGCAGATGGGCCTGAGGTTTGCTTGTGACCCCAACGCATGAGCAGATGGCTGGCAGGTGCCGCTAACACCCACCAGCCGCCCATTACCACAAATTAAAAAACCTTCACTGAGGAAGGCGTCTGTAACAACCGAACTGATAATCTGCCAGACCCGCCATAACAAGCTGAGTCAGTATTAACTGGCAGCGTTCGCGTGAAAGGTAAGTATTCTGCGCAATTTCCCCGACGGTCGCCGGTTCGGTGACGCTTAATTCATTAAACACCACTCTGGCGGTTTCGGTCATATCCTGCTGTTTTAGCATGCCTTTTTCCCTTTTCTGGTTAACGTGATATACCAATACCTCTTGTCGAAAAAGCCAGCAAGCTGAAAGACCAGTATTCACAACTACCAGCGCGTTTAATGTTCTGTGCCGTTTTTCAGGCATAAAAAAACCCGCATAAAGCGGGTTCTTTCAGGTGTCCATGTCTGCTATTCGCCTCGCGGTACAGCTTTGCGAAGCGTAGCTGGATTGAAACAGTTTATTGGCAAAAAATCAAGACATTTTACAAACAAAAACAATCAGCTGAACAAAAAAGAAAATAAATCATCTTGTTAACCTGAAATGTTTAGAAAAAGATGACTTAAAACTTGCAACAGGCTCCAATACAGCATGTAAATCTCTTGTAAACCACTTAGTTTCCTGCATGCCCATTTTCAGTAACTTTGAAAGTTGATTGTTACAAGCAATAAAATCTCTCTTGAAATCATTTATACCCGATGTTTTTTTTGCACAGAACCCAGCAATTAGTTTTTTTACAGGAATTCCGCAACACCAGGCCAACTCCTCCTCAAAATTTCTTTTCTGCTGCAAAAGATAAACTTTATGCCCTCTGTTTTTAAGGAACTTTACATTTTCAATGAATCTTGCAGATTGCTCCACTTCATCACTATCAAAGACAATTAGTATATCACTTCCCTTCGGAATAGTAATCGCATAATTTCTTATGCTCTCTTGCCAAAAGTTTCTTTTTACAATTGATTTGGCATCAATAACTCTCTGTTGTTTCATCTTCAGAAAAAGAGAGTTTTCTGTTTCACCTTCGACAAAAATTATTCTTATTTTAGACAACCCCGCCATCAGAGTAGCTCCGATACTAATGATGTGTCAGGTAAGACACCAAAGACATCTCTCTCAACAGCGTTTCGCATGCTACGGTCATTTTTTTTAACAACTGAATTTGCTTCAACAAACTCCGAATAGTCTTTCGTTTTTTTAATAAAAATGAACGAATGAACAGGCAGATCCAACTCAAAAATATCCATGTTATGCGTTGTATAGAAAAACTGAGTATTTTCTTTCAAATTAGATATAATCAGCGCCACAATCATACGCTCTAACTCTGAATGTGTATAAGCCAATTTCTCGTCAAGAAAATAAGTCATTGATGGTATTAGAGATTGCTTACCTAGTCTTTCACAATCAGAGATAATAGCGCTTATAAAATGCGCTACCGTCACTGCCTCGTATGTTCCTCGAGAAAGACGGTCTGAGTTAATTATTTCACCTTTACTGGTAACGACAAGAGAATCAGAGTTTTTAAATTTAATCAGATAAACCGCAGATGATTTATTTTCATCCCCGTCACTTTCAGACTCCAGCATCTCGGTAACTCCTATAATACTTGAATCGAAAGTGCGAATTATCCTTTCAAGAATATTTTTATTCATTCCTGAAATTGCAGTGGTACTCTCTTTAGTTTCAGACAACAAATAGTACCATCCACCAAAAAACTTAAGTTGCTTGAAAAACTCCAATACAACTGGTTCGCTATCAGTAGCTAGTTCCTGAAAAAAATATTCTGTATCTTCTGGGGCCCTTCCAGAAAAGAGTTGATTCAGTTTTTCTGTGGTTTTATGGCAAGAATCATTTAATGCTATTTGAACAAAACCATATTTAATTTCTTTGATTATGTGCGCTCCGCCTTCACTGGTAGCAAAGCGTACATACAAACGATGATGAAAATGATCCTCCGTAGCAAAGTCCACTTCAAACGAAGCATCATTATTTTTATTATTCACTCGCAGATTACTCCGCAACTCTTTGGTTCTTAGAAACACCTGAATTCCACAAAGAATTCGCCCTAGTGACGTCTTACCTGAAGCATTTCCCCCCGTTATGATACAGACTTTTTTATAGTAAAATTTAGGCCGTCCAGCCAAAAACTCCCCATCAAGAGGCATGTTTACAGGTTTCCTTGGATAGGACAGGTTAAGCTCTGCATCCTCAAAAGCGTACAAATTGATAAATCTCAATCGTGTAAATATCATTCTTATCTTCCATATGTTGGAACTTAACGTAAGTATTGTCCAGACCTTGATGAACGTCAACAAGATTGATAGCTGATGCACTTCTATCATCAGTTATCAGAAAAGCACCGAAGTGCCACGCACATTGGAAGGAAAAGCATGGTTTCAGCCATCGCCAACCAAACATCAATGCGATTTCTACAAGTTTTCAGGCTCCAGTCAGGGTGATTCTTTTTTAACTGTTCTGCCATTTTCAGCTTGCTCATACCCAGCCCTTCATATCTTTGTCGGAGGATACAAATCAATCCCGGATGCTCTGCCAACACTTCACTAATTACCCGATCGATACATAACGCCTCGGCATCAGTACAATAAGCCAGCCCGCTCTTTTGCTTGCTGTTGATCATCTCACGCAAAAACGCTTCCAGCTCAGTTTTATCAATCCCTGATTTTTTTATTCTGCGCAGAGCTTCATTGATCGCAGTTTTTGTAAGTGTTTTGGATGCCAGCAACTGATTGAACATATTTCCTGGTTTGCCACCACCTATGTACGACCAACGCCCCCACATCCGTAATTTCCCCTGGATCCAGACGGCTTCCAGCGTTTTTAGACGTAAATGCTCGCCGCTTTTGCCTGTAATTTCCGGGTATATCATATTTACGATCACTCACTCTCAATTTTGTAAATCTTCACGCCCAGCCGCCCCCCAGGAACGCGCTGACCGCGCACAATATTGATTTCATCAAACTGCTCGTCGTCTATGAGAAGTCCGGCATGCGTCAGCGCATCCAGTGGTGCTTTCAGGATATTGTCCAGGTCACGACGACGTTTATCCGGTGGCTCTGCAATAATCTTTATCACCAGCCTTCCGGACAGGTTTAATTTCAGCCGCTGCTGGCGAACAATAAGCGCCACATCACGGCGATAACGCTCACCGGCTTTTGATACAAAATATGTGCTGCCACGACGTCGCCAGTAAGTGTTCACCGTTGGCGGGTAAGGCAAAACAAATTCTATGCGTTCAGTCATTCATGCTTTCCACTTCAGGACACCCGAATTTCTCGCGTGCATTAAAAAACGAATCAGCAACAACAGCTGGCTGCCGTGTTTTTCTTCAAAATCTTTTACCCCGGCGTGTAGTTCGCTATGGCATTTACGGCACAGCGGAATAACAAACAAATCATCAGCCTTTGTTCCCATCCCTCCCAGTCCATGACCAATGATGTGATGCGGATCATCTGCCTGATTGCCACACGTCATGCATTTCTGCGTTTTTACCCAGCGCGTGTATACAGGCATCTCTTCCCGTCGTGGTTTCTGGCGCTGGAGATACTGAGCCGGTGACTCCGGATCAACGGCAATGCTGACCACCGTCTTTTCCTGTGGCGGGTTTTGCTGGTGGGCGTGAGGCAGTAGCGCAATATTTTTTGTGCGCTGCTTCAGCATGCTGGTGGAGGTCTGCTCTCCCGGCACGATGTCGCTTTCGCGGTATACTGAGCGGATTTTTTCCGCGCGTAATCCCAGCGAACGACGTAATACCGTCTCCGGTAGTGCGTCCGCTACGTTATTTATGGTTGCCCACCAGGATAATTCAGCCAGCGATAATTCCCGCTCCTGCGTGCCATTCATTGCGTGGCGGATGACATCAATCATCCATGCTGACAGGTTTTGGTGAGCAAGCTGCCCGAGTGATTCGGAAGTCTGGTCACGCAGCTGGTTGTCGCAGTGCCAGCACAACACCATTGCACCGGTACCGTAACGATGTATGACGGTTTCGCTGTGATGGTAGTCACCATGAGGCCACTGGCAGGATTTAACATGGCGTAACAGCCAGTCAGACAGTGCGCCAGCGCCGCCAGCAGCACGAATCACCCGCTCATCGCTGAAAAATGGCAGTAGTGATTTATCCTCCGCCAATGGCTGGCGAACGGCAGGAACGACTCCGGACGGCAGACCGCGCATGCTTTTCGGTTCCGGCTCCACCAGTACACGACCGCTGCGGAATACCTGCATGGATTCACGACCAGGCTTAAGGACCACCAGCCCAAGTTCCGGTACCGGAACAGATCGAAGTAATACCCGCACGTTACCTCCAGATCCGTTGCTGGAATGTGCGGGACGGACGCGGTGGGCGTTCGGAATAAGGGAGTCTGACGGAAATTATCCAGTGTCGGAAGTCAGAACTGAGGTCTTTCTGAAACTCGTAACCACGTCTGCGGTAGTTCTGAATCAGCCACTCGGCCTGTTCTTCGGTGCAGGGATTGTGCTGATACCAGTCATATTTGAATGTGTGAGAACGCCGCCCGTGCCGGATGGCAAGGTCGGTATCAGAATTGTGTAATTTGGTTTTGTGCGCCATTGGTTGTCTCTGCTGGCGCAGCAGGTGCCAGTTGTTCAGGCTGGCGTGCGGCAATATTGTCTCTGATTTCTGTTGTCGTCAACAGGCAACGTGCTATCATCGAATAGTGTTCTATCCTACTCCTTGAGGTTTACCATGCGTACAACCCAACAATTCAGCATTACATTAACTAACGAGATGGCTGACATGGTGCGCGCCCGTGTGGCTTCCGGTGCCTATGCTTCAGAAAGCGAGGTCATTCGTGAAGGGCTTCGCGCACTGAATGAGCGCGATAAAGCAATCGAAGCGTGGTTAACGCATTCAGCCGCCCCCTCCCTGGATTCAATCCGCAAAAACCCGAACAACGGACGCTCCATTTCACAGGTTCGCGCTGCGATTCGATCCGGGAAGTAATCTGCATGACATATGAAGTCATCATTACTCCTGAGGCCGAACAGCAGATAATCAACCTGCACAGATACATAACGGAGAAAGCAGGAAGCGTCATTGCTGACAATTATGCCAATGCGCTTCTTGATTATCTTGATGGGTTTTCTACATTCCCGCATCGGGGCAATAAACGCGATGATATTCGCCAGGGGATGCGGGTAACTCATTTCCGCCACAGAACGATTATTGCTTTTGCCGTTGATGGCAGAAAAGTCTTTATTGTCGGTATCTATCATGGTGGGCAAAGTTATGAAACCGATTTCTTATAAACTTTTACCCACATCATTCCGGTGTTAGAATAAACCGTCCGCCCCCTCTCTTACTGGCGGATTCGTAGGCTATATAAATCAAAGATCCCGGCTCATGTTTGTGTCGGGATCTTTTTTCGGCGATTTATCCCCAGCGGCAAATCGAATACACCACCAGCGCAACCGCCATTGCAGTTCCTACCGTTGTGAATGCTTCAGGCCAGCTCATTGCCTCGCCTCCAGTCTCCATACCGCCTGACCAATCCGGCTGGCATGGGTATCTTTGGATACTTTTCCGTCTTTAGCCATCTCTATAAGAATTTTGCGCAAATCTGCCGAACGCCATTCTTCATCAGGAAATTCCTTCTCCATTGCCAACCGCAGATTCCAGGTTGCTATCGTGAATGGATATTCACCACCGAGAGCTTTCTCTTGTAGGGCAGCACGGGAACGCATCACCTGCAAAACCTTCTCTTTTACATCCATCATTTCGCCTCCTGCGGCGGTTCTGGTAGCGGCATCCAGTGTGATGGAATCCACGACGCACCAGGAATTATCCAACCATCATTAGCATCAGGATGTCCCGGTATGTAAGTCGCCCACTTCATTCGCAGTCACCTTTCCCGTCAAACTCCCTGGCAACAAGAACAGCTGTTTTGCTATCCGGCATTCGCTCACTACAGCTTATCCAATCATCCGGAGTTGCCGGGGAGCTGGTTGACGAATTCTTATTTTTCCGAAAGTTTCCGGCCTGAAACATAGCGGCGCGGTGACACCAGATAATCCAGCCAATCGCCATATCCCATGCCATGTATTCACTACCGCCATTTTTTACCCTGCGGCGATCTACAGAATCCCCGAAATGCTTCTCCATAAATAACTCATAGGCAGCCCGTTCATCCGGCACCACCAGCATTGGCGGCGTGGCGTATAGCTTACGGGTCTGAACACCTGCCTCCTGGCATTTCTCTTCCTCAACAAATCTTTCGAAAGCATATTCCCCGCAATCTTCCCATTCTCCCCATTCATCATATTCTGCATCCCACTGGCGATACTGATATGCCACTGGCTCTGCTTCCAGCGATGCCAATACAATTTTGAATAACTCGCCCTCTACTCGCGCCATCCCTGAATTGGGGTGGCATTTCGTAATCGCTATTTTTAATTTGGCTTCTTCGATTAATTGTTCTTTTGTTAATTCAGTCATTTTCATTACCGCCCTTTCAGGCGGCCTCCTGATGTTCTGAGGGTGCAGAAATCCCTCCGGTTAAGGATTAAATTTTATTTACAGTGCTGGATTTAATTATTCAGATTTGGATTATGCTTTCTCTTCACTCCGGTATACAAGAATTACAACGTCACCTCTGCTAATCACGCGAGCTGGCTCTCCTGGTTCTATACTGTCAATATCGAAGGTCTCAAAAAACGCATTCATTGCCTTCTGCCGCTGCGTCTGTTTACAGCGTTTATTCCATTCTTTCAGTAACATCAGTGACAGCCACCGCCATGAGCAGAACATGATGTAGCACCAACCAAGAAGCGCCAGCCCCGTATTGAGGGCCGTACCAATCGTCATTGTTGCGTCGATATTCACTGTACCTCCTCCTGGAAAATAACTGCATGCCCCAGTTTCTCCGCCAGCGCCAGTTCTGCCTTAGCGCCTGCTGACCGCTGCCAGCCTTTCAGCATGTAAATCGCATCCACACAACGAATCATTGCCATGCAAATATCCATGTAGTGCGGCTGTGTCAGCCCGTCCGGAAGTACTGCCGGGTTTAAGACGGTATGCCCTTCCCGTTTCAGTTCCTCTTCTGCCTTGTGAAACGCCTCACGGTTGAAATTTTCATACCCCGTCATTGGACCGGCGATATAAACCCTCACCCTCACGCCATCACCTCCTGAAAATTACCCTGATAAAATGCCAGCACACGCTGCATAACCTCACTCTTCCGGCACTCGCGACAGATTATGTTCTGACGCCTGTCGTAGCGACGTATTTCTCCGTCAGGTAATGACCAGATAAGGTCCGGATCAACCGCAGATGGTTTCTTCAGCTTTGCCCTTGAGAGCTTTTTACGGGCATTTTGCCAGTCCTTACGCGCCTGTTCAGACGGGAATAACCCGTAACCAGAGTTGTATACATCGCCGCTGGCAACCAGCTCTCTTGCGAGAACGCTCATCAGATATCTTGTCGCACCTGTCTTGACTTCCAGTTGCCGTAACGTCTCACGCCCACTCTGGCGTACGAGTTCAACAACCTGCCCTTTAATTTTTTCTCGCTCTTCTTGTGTAAAAACTTTTGCCACAAGTCCTCCTGAAAATTACCTCATGACCAGAAATCAACACTTACCCCCTGAAGCCCGGTGGAATTTCGGTATCCGGTTCAGAAATATGATTCACACAACGCTGGTTGTTCGTGCCGCTTACCGGGAGCAGCCAGGGGTTTTCAAAATTCCGGTCCGGTCCAAAAAACGTCGTCGCTCGCTGAACAAATTCCGTTCCCGTTTTCCCGGTAGCCGCAAGGTATCTTGCGTAACGCCTCACGCCATCCAGCATGGCCTCTGGTGACACCCCCTCGCGTAATCTGGCCTTCCAGGCACTGAAAGCGGATTTCTTCGGGTTTGCCCCAGCACGCAACGGGTATTCCCGCCAGACCTGTTCGAACACATCAGGATAATCCACTCGTCCCACAGGCTGCCCGGTGTTTTCCGGGACTACCCGATCGGCTTCCCGCTGAATGGCGGAATCGGCTTCAGGCTGCTGAAGTTGGTGTGATTGCTCCTGCCTTGCGGTCATCACCTGCTGCACAGCGCCCGAATCGGCTTTCAGCGCATACGCTGAATCGGCTTCCGGTGTCGTGCCTGCGGGCTGGCCAGGAGTGACGGTCTGAACATCCCCTGCCTGGTTCGTGGCGTTTTTTACGCCATGGACCATAGTGTTTTGATCTTCTTGATCTGTATCTTTATCTGTATCTTTATCTGTCGTGACTCGTCGTGACATGTGCGTGACATTTCGTGACTCGCCGTGACAATCGCCATTTTGTTCCCGCTTTCTTTCCCTCTCTCGCTGCGCCCTCTTGCGCTCTGCCGGAGATTTTGCGGTTTGCGAAATATTGCCGTTGTCCTCTTTCAGCACCTGGCGTTTTTCCCATCCAGTGATTAAATCACCATCAAGTACCCGCCCCTGCATCGTCTGCAAAATTGAATCAATTACCTCTTCTGTCACGTCGAGCGCACTTGCCAAATCTTCTGTCGTGACATCAATGTGACCTCGCGTGACATTTCGTGACGCGCTCACCAGGAGGTGGATATACACTGCCATCACTGTTGCAATTGGCTGCCCTGACACCCTGGCAATTGTTCGCCACTTAGGGTCATTTGGCATGTCATGCCATAATCTGAGCCAGGCGTTAGCCATACTCACCTCTTCTGATACCGAATCTTTTTACTCACGAGTTGCCGGAAGCGATTCGATATGGCTATTGTCAGTCAATGTACTGCCACAGCATTTCCTGCCGGGCCACCACGGTTCATCTGATTGAAACCGGCGATTGCCACTGCGACAAAATCATCAGCGTCTCTCACCAGTCGCTCCCGCATCTCCACCAGCTCCCGAAAATAAGCTGAACTGTGGCTGCGCATTCTGGCCACCAGCAAAGGTGGCATTGCCTTTTCGATCGCTGGTAACAACGCCTGAATTTTTTCAACTGCATCAGGGGTGTCTTTCTCTACCCAGCGGAAAATTTTCTGGGTATTGCGAGCCAGGGCTTCCGGATGGCTGTCGTCATACAGTTCAGGGAACGTCATCCCCAGTTCGAAATAAGTCCGGGCTATTTCAGCTGCAGGAACTTTCTCACCATCAGGGTATGCCCAGGCATTCATCGCCATGCGGATGTGCTCATGTTTGATTTTCATGAATCATTTGCCTCTTGATGCTTCGGGTATGATCGTTTTCGTCATTTGGTTGCTTCATCGACATATTCTGCGAATAACATGACGAGCGTCGTAAGTATGTCCAATCAACATCAGGACGAAGTTCTTCACACAGGACACCACCTTTTGTTGCTCGTTCAATCGCAGGACATCTCTCAGCAGGTAACTGACGTACACCTTTGATCCATTGATTTACGCTTGGAGGAGATACACCTAAAAGCCTAGCCATTGCTGATTGCCCACCGACAACAGCACAAGCTCGTTTGAATGAATAGTTATCTTTTTTCATCGAATGAACTCCAAAAAACACGCAACAATATTAGGCTTAGCCTAATGAAATTGTCAATAGGCTATGCCTAATACATCGAGAGTAGGGATTGCCTAACGCGATGCGCATAGGAGACTATTAAGCAATGCTTAGTGGTAAAGACTTAGGCCGAGCGATAGAGCAGGCCATTAACAAAAAAATTGCATCAGGAGCCGTCAAATCAAAGGCGGAAATCGCACGTCATTTCAAAGTCCAACCACCATCAATCCATGACTGGATTAAGAAAGGTTCGATAAGTAAAGACAAACTTCCAGAACTATGGCGTTTCTTTTCTGATGTGGTTGGTCCAGAGCATTGGGGGCTTAACGAATACCCCATACCAACCCCATCCACTTCAGATACAAAAAGTGAACTTTTAGACATAAACAGCCTTTATCAAGCCGCCTCTGATGAAAAAAGAGCAATTGTGGCTTTCATCTTATCTGGAAATGCTACGGAGCCTAGTTGGGTTGATCATGACGTTCGCGCCTACATTGCCGCAATGGAAATGAAGGTAGCTAACTATCTGAAAAATCAAGAATCAAAACGGAAAAGCCAGAACATCACCAAGACAGGAACTTAAACTTATATGGTCCGACGGGAAATTCCTAGTTCCCGTTAGTTAACTCCTACTACCTCTTCCACAAACCATCACCTATTAGGTTGCGCCCAAATTATTAGGCATAGCCTATTGACAAGTAATTAGGCATTTCCTATAGTTTTCCCATACCAACCCATCCCGTCCCACACAATACAGGGCAATACCTCGAGTTACCAGGCAGTGGTCAGGGGTTAAGTAGCCAGCCCGAGGCGTAAGAACATGACGGCAGGGTTCAACTTTAATAACTATGCAGCAGGTTTTTGTTCCGCTACCCCGGCGTTAAGGGGAAATGAGGTCAGCATGGATACTATCGATCTTGGCAACAACGAATCTCTGGTATGTGGCGTGTTCCCCAACCAGGACGGTACGTTCACCGCGATGACGTATACCAAAAGCAAAACGTTTAAAACCGAAAATGGTGCCCGTCGCTGGCTGGAAAGAAACTCAGGTGAGTGATATGGATTTCGACACAATCATGGAAAAGGCTTACGAAGAATACTTCGAAGGCCTTGCCAAAGGCGAAGAAGCTCTCAGCTTCAGTGAGTTTATACAGGCGCTTTCCAGCCCGGCAAAATCTAACGGCTGATAAGCGAAGCAGCACCGCGAGGAATCAGTATGCAGAAACGAGAACCCGTCATCATCGCGCCAGACTATACCGATGATGAACTTTATGAGTGGATGCACCAGAAAATTAAGGCTGCGCAGGACCTGAAATGGGCCAATGAAGCCAGGGCTAAGCAGGCTGAAAATCTGTCCGCTCTGGAGCAGGATATCACCAATCTGGAAAAAGCAGCGGCATTAAGCATTGCCAGAATGATTACATACCCACGTTAATGGTTAACCAACGAGGCTAATAATGGAATTTAAAGATTTACCAAAAGAAATCCAGATAATTGCTGCAACGACACTCGGTGATAGTCTGGTGAAAATTGACCCGGCATACACCAAAAAAGAAACCATCGATAATATGGTTCGTAATGTGCGCAATGCTTTTTCAGGGCTATATGGTTCTGATAATCAAAAACAGGAAAACGATATTGATGAACGGGTAATTTCTGTTTGCCTGAATGGTCATGTTATTTCAGCAATCAGAACAGAAACGGCAACTGTTTTTGATTATCTCTGCATGATTCAGAGTCTTGCCGATGTTCTGTTGAAATCAAAAGATTTAGAAAACGATGCAAATTTACAGGGGCGCACAATAGCACATCCATATGCACATATTTTAAGCTCTGTGGATGTTAAAAATAATACCCTGCAAGTTGCTTTCGAACATTCACCGCAAGAGTTAAAAACGAAAAAAGACGATGCGGATAAAAATAATAACGATGCACCTGATTTGTTTATTATCAGCTCAAAGCTGCTGGAAATCATGAAGAGCGAGCTTGAAAAACACAACATCAAGCCCACTTCTGTAAATTTACGATGGGTAATGAGGATTATTGACGCTTCTCTGCCATAAGCTTCTTATCCAAGAATGCTTCAAATGTATTGTAAATGGCGTCAATTTCCCCCATTTGCTCGGTAGCAAGAGAAATGGCGTGAGATAGTGAAAGGGGCACCTGGCAATGGGCGTTAAAGGTTTCCACAGCCAGGCGCATAAGAAACATTACTTTTTCTTCTTGTGTCATAAATTTCACCCTCCTGAGGGTTGGTAATTAAGGAGTTCTCCACGGGTGAGGTGGAGTGTGTGCGCCGGACACGGGTGAGCATCCGGCACTGACAGTTTACAGAAAGGATATATCCCTGAAAAGTCAGAGCATAACGCGAAAGCGCACGGCGAGGTAGTTGGTTCATAGATAGCCTGTCGTTAAATTTTCGTCGACCGTGCGCTTCCGGTTGTGGCACTCCGCGAAATGGCGCGGCGGTAAGTATGGCGGGGGTTCTCCGTTCCTCGCAAATGTCTACCGGGTTGTCAGGTTGACCATACGCCTGAGTGACAACCCCGCTGCAACAACCCATGTTGATTACCTTTTGGCGGGTATCCGTTTTGTTTTTCCCATGATAGCCGCCCCTTTTAAAGTGAATTTTGTGATGCGGTGAATGCGGCTCAGCGCACGCGGAACAGTTAAAAAGGCCAGTTGACTTCCGTATTGGTTCTTATGGGTGGGTTCTCTGTATCCGGCGTTAATTATTAACTGGTTAACGTCACCTGGAGGCACCAGGCGCCGCATCACAAAATTCATTGTTGAGGACGCGATAATGGAAACGTTATTACCAAACGTTAATACGTCTGAAGGTTGTTTTGAAATTGGTGTCACTATCAGTAACCCAGTATTTACTGAAGATGCCATTAACAAGAGAAAACAAGAACGGGAGCTATTAAATAAAATATGCATTGTTTCAATGCTGGCCCGTTTACGCCTGATGCAAAAAGGATGCTGGCAATGAATACTACATTTGCACTTGTTCTGACGGTTTTTCTTGTTTCCGGTGAACCGGTTGACATGGTTACTGGCGTATACGGCTCAATGAAAGAATGCATGGTTGCCGCAGCGGAACAGAAAATTCCCGGTAACTGTTATCCGGTCGATAAAGTTATTCACATGGATAATAACGAAATCCCGGCAGGACTTAAAACAGCACCGTAATTAATATCCGGTTTCATTTTTATATGCCAGCAATGGCAGGGATTTGTTCACCCTTAAATCTGTAATGAGGTTAAAACAACATGAGTAAAGTCTTTATTTGCGCCGCTATTCCGGACGAACAGGCAATAAAGGAAGAAGGTGCAGTCGCTGTAGCCACTGCCATTGAAGCTGGCGACGAACGCCGCGCCCGCGCAAAATTTCACTGGCAATTCCTGGAACATTATCCGGCTGCTCAGGACTGCGCTTATAAATTTCTTGTTTGCGAGGATAAACCCGGTATACCCCGCCCTGCCCTCGATTCCTGGGATGCTGAATATATGCAGGAAAACCGCTGGGATGAGGAGTCAGCTTCCTTTGTCCCGGTTGAGACTGAATCAAATCCGATGAACGTCACTTTTGACAAGCTGGCCCCTGAAGTACAGAACGCTGTCATGGTTAAGTTCGACACATGTGAAAACATCACCGTTGATATGGTGATTAGTGCACAGGAACTGTTGCAGGAAGACATGGCAACATTCGACGGACATATCGTTGAAGCGTTGATGAAAATGCCAGAAGTTAACGCCATGTATCCGGAGCTTAAGTTGCACGCCATTGGGTGGGTTAAGCATAAATGTATTCCTGGTGCTAAATGGCCCGAAATTCAGGCAGAGATGCGCATCTGGAAAAAACGTCGCGAAGGTGAACGCAAGGAAACCGGAAAATACACGTCTGTTGTTGATCTCGCCCGCGCCAGAGCCAATCAACAGAACACTGAAAATTCAACAGGAAAAATCAACCCGGTCATTGCTGCCACTCATCGCGAATACAAGCAGACATGGAAAACACTGGATGACGAACTGGCCTACGCTCTCTGGCCTGGTGATGTGGATGCCGGAAACATTGACGGCAGCATCCATCGCTGGGCAAAAAATGAAGTTATCGACAACGACCGCGAAGACTGGAAGCGTATCTCGGCATCGATGCGCAAACAGCCTGATGCCCTTCGCTACGACCGCCAGACTATTTTTGGCCTTGTCCGTGAACGTCCGATCGACATTCACAAAGATCCTGTGGCACTGAACAAATACATTACTGAATACCTGACTACAAAGGGCGTGTTTGAAGATGAAGGAACAAATCAGAGCGCAACTGATACTCTCTCGTCGCCAGTACCAGAAACTGATGCAGTGGAAACGGCAATTCCGGACAACGAAAAAACCGAATGCAAAGTGGAAGTCGAACCATCTGTAGAGCGTGAGGGGCCGTTCTACTTCCTCTTCACCGACAAGGATGGCGAAAAATACGGTCGCGCAAACAAACTTTCTGGTCTGGATAAGGCGCTGGCTGCCGGGGCTACTGAAATCACGAAAGAAGAATATTTCGCCCGCAAAAACAGTACATACTCAGGTTCACAACAAAATACTGGTGCATCTGACACGACCGCACAGCCAGAACCGGTAAAAGTTACCGCTGACGAAGTAAACAAAATTATGCAGGCAGCCAATATCAGCCAGCCTGACGCCGATAAGTTGCTTGCTGCATCACGTGGTGAATTTATTGAAGGGATTAGCGACCCGAATGATCCGAAATGGGTTAAGGGGATCCAGACCCGCGATACTGTGAACCAGAACCAGCAAGAAACGGAACAGAACGACCAGAAAGCGGAACAAAACAGCCCAAATACGCAACAAAACGAGCCAGAAACGAAACAACCTGAACCAGTAGTGCAACAGGAACCGGAAAAAATCTGCACCGCCTGCGGTCAGAGCGGTGGTGGCAACTGCCCTGATTGTGGTGCGGTGATGGGCGACGCAACATACCAGGAAACATTCGATGACAAGAACCAGGTTGAAGTTCAGGAAGACGATTCGGAGAAAATGGAAGGCGCTGAACACCCACACAAGGAGAATGCTGGCAGCGCTCAGGATCACGCCAGCGATAGTGAAACTGGCGAGACGGCAGATCCCTTAATTACGGTGAACGGTCATCGCGTTATCACATCCACCAGCAGGACGTGTGACCATCTAATGATCGACCTTGAAACCATGGGAAAAAATCCTGATGCCCCGATTATCTCAATAGGTGCAATATTTTTCGATCCGCAAACCGGAGATATGGGACCGGAATTTAGTAAGACTATCGATCTGGAAACTGCTGGCGGAGTCATTGATCGGGACACCATTAAATGGTGGCTTAAGCAATCACGCGAAGCGCAATCTGCCATTATGACCGATGAAATCCCGTTAGATGATGCACTGTTACAATTGCGGGAATTTATCGACGAAAACTCCGGTGAATTTTTTGTTCAGGTTTGGGGAAATGGAGCCAACTTCGACAACACGATTTTGCGCCGTTCATACGAACGGCAGGGGATCCCCTGCCCGTGGCGTTACTACAACGATCGCGATGTACGCACAATCGTTGAGCTGGGGAAAGCCATAGACTTCGATGCCAGAACGGCTATTCCATTCGAAGGTGAGCGCCATAATGCACTTGATGACGCCCGTTACCAGGCAAAATACGTTTCAGCTATCTGGCAAAAACTGATTCCGAATCAGGCTGATTTTTAATGTTCAACCGTCGCCAGTTGTCGTTGGTATTCTGCAACTGGCGCGTTCCGGAGTGATAGCCATGAGCGAACAGTACCTGATAACGCTCGATGAGTGGAAACCAAAACGGTTCAGTCTCCCAATAACAAACACTACCCTGGTGAAATACGGAAAACTAGGATACATCGTTCCAAGGCCACAAAAAATTCGTGGGCGTTGGCTGATAGATCGCCGGGCAGTATTTGTTGGGCCTGGTGAAACGGGAATTGCGCCGGAAATTCATACTGGCGATGATGATGCACTGAAGGAGATTTTAACTCATGTCACCGAGGCCACGAAAAAACAGCACTGACGTAGCCGGTCTTTACGAAAAGTTTGATCGCAGAACTGGCAGGGTTTACTACCAGTATAAAAACCCTGTGACTGGAAAATTTCACGGTCTCGGAACAGACAAAGGCAAAGCAGAAAAAATCGCTTCCACAGCCAATCAGCGAATAGCTGCAGCAGAAGCTGAATATTTCATGCGCAAAATTGATGAAAGTCCGTCAGCAACAAAACGTCGGGGTATCAGATTAAAGGCATGGGTTGATCGATATCTGAAAATACAGGACACGCGACTGAAAAATGGGGATATTGCAACTACAACTCACAAAGAAAAAGCCCGAATGGCTGCATACCTGGTTTCCCGTCTGGGAAACCACCCATTGAAAGAACTGGAAGTAAGAGACTTTGCATTAATACTGGATGAGTGGCTGGATAAAGACATGGTCAGCACAGCGAGAGTAAATCGTGGATTATGGGTTGATATTTATAAAGAAGCACAGCATGCAGGGGAAGTTCCTCCTGGATGGAATCCTCCGGAGGCTACCCGTAAACCGATCCCTAAAGTAACCAGAGCCAGGCTCACCCTGGAAGACTGGCAAAAAATTTACAACGCAACGCCTGAAAAACACTTTATCCGTAACGCAATGCTTCTTGCGATTGTTACTGGTCAGCGCCGTGATGACATTTGCCACATGCGTTTTTCAGATGTGTGGAACGAACACCTGCATATCACCCAGGGAAAAACCGGAATGCGTCTGGCGTTACCGCTTACACTACGCTGTGATGCCATTGGGATAACGTTAAAAGAAGTTATTGATGGGTGCCGAGACAGAATATTAAGTCCATATCTAATCCATAGTCGGCACCAGAAACAACCGAAGCCGATGAGTAAAGACAACCTGAGCGATTACTTTGCCAAAGCACGGGACCTGGCTGGAATAATTCCACCAGCAGGAAAAACACCACCAACATTTCATGAACAACGTTCCCTGTCAGAACGGCTGTACCGGGCACAGGGTGTCGATACAAAAACATTACTGGGGCATAAAGTCCAGGCAACCACCGATCGCTATAACGATACTCGAGGTCAGGAATGGGTTAAGTTGGTTATTTGA